AGATAAATTACCAGAGATTAAAAAACCAAATTCTAATAGAACTAGACGGTATTTGATTGGGGATTCAATTGAAGGATGGGCTGACGCAATTAAAGTTTTAATTGAATCATACTTAGGGGCAAAATCATCAACACCTGTGTTTGATTTTTCGGACATAAGACATAAAGGATCGTTATTGGTGACATCTGGTGGTAAAGCCCCAGGACCACAACCATTGAAAGATTGTATTCACAATATCACAAAGGTTTTGGAAAATAAAAACGATGGTGATAAATTAACATCAATTGAAACTCATGATATTGTATGTCATATCGCTGACGCGGTGTTAGCTGGTGGAATTAGAAGAGCCGCTTTAATATCTTTATTTTCAGCTGACGACGATGAGATGATTTCTTGTAAATCGGGTAACTGGTGGGAACAAAACCCACAAAGAGGTAGAGCTAATAACTCAGCGGTTTTACTTAGACATAAAGTAACCCAAGACTATTTTATGGATCTTTGGAAACGAATTGAATTGTCGGGAGCTGGTGAACCAGGAATCTTCCTATCTAACGATAAAGATTGGGGAACAAACCCATGTTGTGAAATAGCACTAAGACCTTATCAATTTTGTAATCTTTGTGAGGTTAACGCTTCAGACATTGAATCCCAAGAGGACTTCGAAAATAGAGTTAAGGGTGCCGCTTTTATTGGTACACTACAAGCTGGGTACACCGATTTCCACTACCTAAGAGACGTTTGGAAAAGAACAACCGAAAAGGACGCACTTATTGGTGTTGGTATGACGGGAATTGGATCCGGTGTTGTTTTAGGTTATGATATGAAATTAGCAGCTGAAGCTGTTAAACAAGAAAATGAACGAGTGGCTAAGTTGATTGGTATTAATAAATCAGCTAGAACAACTACTGTTAAACCATCTGGTACTTCGTCATTGGTTTTAGGTACTTCATCCGGTATTCACGCTTGGCACAATGACTTCTACCTAAGAAGAATTAGAGTTGGTAAAAACGAATCAATATACAATTATTTGGTTACAAACCATCCGGAATTGGTTGAGGATGAGTATTTCAGACCACATGACACAGCGGTAATTACCATACCACAAAAATCACCTGAAGGGTCGATATTAAGACACGAATCTGTATTCCAGATCCTAGAAAGGGTTAAAAAAGTATCTCAAGAATGGATTAAAACCGGACACAGAACAGGTCAAAACACCCACAATGTTTCCGCTACTATATCAATTAAAGATGATGAGTGGGGTTTAGTTGGTGACTGGATGTGGAAAAATAGAAAATTCTACAATGGGTTATCCGTTTTACCTTACAACGGAGGAACGTATATCCAAGCACCATTTGAAGATTGTACCGAAGAAGATTTTGATAGATTAGTGACGACATTGAATGACGTAGACCTAACCAAAATTGTCGAACTACAAGATAATACAGACCTTAGAGGTGAAGCCGCTTGTGCTGGTGGAGCTTGTGAAATCGTATAAGTCATGAAAGTAAACGCTTCAAATGACTGGATACAACAGTTATATGTTCAGGAGACCAACAAAAAATCTCCTGAACCTGACTTTTATAAGGATAAGTTTGGTAATATTGTTATGACAGAATCTTTTCACGTAAAAAGAGGTAAATGTTGTGGTTCGGGATGTAAACACTGTCCATACGAACCAATATACCAAAAGGGAAATACAAATTTAAAAGAATCACTGAGAAATCAGTGATTTTTTTTATTTATATAAAATATCTCAATACTATATTTATTAGATATGTCTAACGGTATAACATATGGTATAACTTTCCCATTTAGAGACTCTTTTGTTGGGAGATATCTTGACGCTTCAGATACACTTGAGGAGGAAATTAGAAATAATTTAATACATTTATTATTAACTAGAAGGGGTAGTAGGTATTTTTTACCGGATTTTGGAACAAGATTATATGAATACATATTTGAACCATTAGACGGACCAACATTTAGTGATATTGAATTTGAAATTAGGGACTCTGTTGAGAAATACATTCCAGGTATCCTAATTACAAACATTAAAATAACTGACGCGTCTATGGGATTGGAGGATAAGGGAACCTATATTACAGATTCCGGTGAGAGAGAATTTAAAGTTACCAATATCGGTGATAGAGAACACACCGCTAAAGTTAAAATAGACTATAGAATAACCAATCAAGCTTTAGAAAGCAGTGATTTTGTAATTATTAACATATAACATGGCTGAAAAGAAAATATCGTATACCACCAGGGATTTCCAAGGAATAAGAACTGAACTAATTAATTTTACTAGGACATATTACCCAGATCTAATCCAGAACTTCAACGACGCTGGTGTTTTCTCCGTAATGTTGGATTTAAACGCCGCTGTTACCGACAACCTACAATTCCAAATTGATAGAAGTATTCAGGAAACAGTATTACAGTACGCTCAACAAAAGTCTTCTGTTTATAATATAGCTAGAACATATGGTTTAAAAATTCCAGGACAAAGACCATCCGTAGCTTTAGTTGATTTCTCAATAACAGTTGATGCTTTTGGTGATAGTGAGGATTTAAGGTATTGTGGAATTTTAAGACGAGGATCACAAGTAAGTGGAGCTGGACAACCATTTGAAACTGTATACGATATTGATTTTTCATCACCAGTAAACGCTGAGGGATCCCCAAATAGATTGAAAGTACCCAATTTTGATTCAAATGGTGTGTTACAAGGTTATACAATAACTAAACGTGAGGTTGTTGTTAACGGTATAACAAAAGTGTTTAAAAGAATAATCACAGCTAACGATATAATACCATTCTTTGAGTTATTTTTACCTGAAAAGAACGTATTAGGTGTAACCAGTGTATTACTTAAAGATGGTACACAATACAATAACATACCACAACCACAAGAGTTTTTGGGGTTAGACAATAGATGGTATGAAGTGAAAGCTTTAGCTGAGGATAGAGTGTTCATAGAAGACCCAACCAAGGTCTCTGATCAACCCGGAGTTAAAGTCGGTAAGTATATAGTAACAAACACAAAATTTATTAGTGAGTACACACCTGAAGGGTTTTTAAAAATGACATTTGGTGGCGGTAGCGTCTCAGCTGAAGAACAATTACGTGAATTCACGAGAAATGGAGCTTATTTTGACTTAAATAAATACTCAAATAATCTTGGATTAGGTTCCGCTTTAAAATCAAACTCTACACTATTCATACAATATAGAGTTGGTGGGGGACAAGCTACAAATTTAGGATCAAACATTATAACACAAATAGGTACCGTATCTTTCTCAGTTAATGGACCATCGGAAAGTAGAAACAGATCCGTCATTAACTCGTTAACATGTAATAACGTAACCGCTGCTATTGGTGGATCCAACCAACCAACCGTTGAAGAGGTTAGACAGTACGTTTCATTTAACTTCGCTGCTCAAAATAGAGCGGTGACAATTAATGACTATGAATCAGTATTGAGGAATATGCCATCACAATTTGGTGCTCCAGCTAAAGTGTCGGTATTGGAAGAAAATAATAAGATTAAAATAAAAATGTTATCTTATGATACTGAAGGTAATTTAACTGACAACATATCAAACACAATAAAGTCAAACATATCAAGTTATTTATCAAACTATAGAATGATAAATGATTACATCTCCATTGAATCAGCTAGTCCAATCGACCTTGGTGTTGAGGTAGACGTTGTTTTGGATTCCACCCAAAATCAAGGGGCATTAATTAGTAAAACAATAGATATTATTAGTTCATATTTTAGTCCACTAAACCAACAACTGGGTAGAAACATTAACGTATCTGAAATTAGAAGACTAATACAAAGTGAGAACGGAGTCATTAGTATTTCAGACATTAGATTCTTCAATAAAGTTGGGGGTCAATATTCATCCAATCAAACATCACAAAGATATTCGGACCTATCAACTAAACAAATTGAATTAGTAGCTGATACCATCTTCGCTGAACCAAGTCAAATTTACCAAATAAGATACCCAAATAAGGATATTTCAGTAAGAGTTCTTAATTTTAAGAACATTAATTTCTCTTGATAATTTATTTTTTTATATTTAAGACTATTTTTTGAAAATAGGAAATAAACTATTTATCAAAAAAAGACTTAATGCCTAAATCATATAGAATACGAACACAAGTAGGTGTTGACAAACAAATAAATCTTAAACTAGAACAAGATTTTGAAACATTGGAGATCTTATCATTAAAGATTAACCAAAGTGACATATACACAAGAATTTGTTCAGACTATGGTGTTATTGTTGGTCGAGTATTTGTTAATGGTGGGTACGGGGTACCAAACGCTAAAGTGTCGTTATTCATTCCATTAGAAGATTTGGACGAATTAAATCCCGTCATATCGGAATTATACCCGTACAAATCATTATCAACATTAAATGAAAGTGGTTATAGGTATAATCTATTACCAAAAGAACCCTCATACCCAGGACATTCAGCTACCGGTACTTTCCCAACAAAAGAGGAAGTACTAATTGACCAAACAAGTATTGAAGTTTACGATAAGTATTATAAGTTCACAGTTAAAACAAATGACAGTGGGGACTACATGATATTTGGTGTACCAACAGGTAGTCAAACATTATTTATGGATGTTGATTTGTCTGACATGGGTTGTTTCTCATTGTCACCACAGGATTTAATCAGAACTGGACAAGCTACAGAAACACAATTAAATGGTACAACGTTTAAAACATCTACGGACTTAAATGAACTACCACAAATAAAAACTTTAAATAAGATTGTTGAGGTCTCACCATTGTGGGGGGAGGATGATGTTTGTCAAATTGGTATAACCAGAGTTGATTTTGATTTGACAACCGAAAGTAGTGTGAAAATTGAACCAACCGCTATATTCATGGGATCCATTGTATCAACATCGAATGATGATTACTTAAGTACTGGATGTGTGCCAAAATTAGATATGGGGAATCTTTGTGATTTAGTTTCAGGTCCAGGACAAATATTATCAATCCGACAAACAATAAACGCTGATGAATTTGGTGATCCGATACTTGAACAATATGTTTTAGAAAACGACGGTAAAATTATTGATGAAAACGGAACTTGGTTAGTTAATTTACCAATGAACTTAGATTATATAACAACAGACGAGTTCGGTAATCAGGTGATATCAAACGACCCAAATATTGGTATACCAACAAAATCCAAGTATCGATTTAAAGTTAAATGGCAAAATGAAACCGGGAATAACAATAATTTTCTTAGAGCTAATTATTTAGTACCAAACATTAGAGAATACGGGTGGGACAATACTAGTTCAGACCCAATTAATACAACTTTAATACCATACACCTCAAACATACCAGTACCAGATTACGAAGACAGTTTAACTATATCAGGTTCTGGTGACTTACTAGGACCCGTAATAACATCAAACGTACTAACATTTAGTGTATTTATACAATCTAACCCACTTTCAAGTCAGTCACCATATTTTGGTAACGTGAACACTGGTATAACCGGGTTAACAAATAATAATGTTGTGAATGTTATTATTACACCAATAGACCCAACATTACCATCGACCATAACATATCCAGGTGGTTCACTAGGGCCCGTGACGTTCTCAACCCCAGCTAACACAATATCAACGGTTTGGGGACCATTCACACAGGGGGGATTAGTTAGTGACACAACAACAAATGTACAATCATATGTTGTCGAAATAGGTCCATCAGTCTTAGGACCATGGACTATATACCCAGGAAGTTTAAATTCAATACCAGTTAATGTCGGTGATTTTATCAGAATAACACCAACAGCTATTGATATTAGTCAACCACAACAAATTGTTTATAGTTTTGGTAATAAAAACTACTTTGATTTTATTAGATCGTACGCTTTTAGTTTAGATTGGGATGATTATGTGGATAAAACAATCGCTATTAATTGTGAGGATACGTTTTATAAATTTAATTATAATAAAGTATATACAATATCATCATTTATTGATCGATATAAAAAAGGTAAAAATAAGGATAGACATTTAGGTATTAAAGAAATAACCGATAGGAGATGTCAAACCGAAAATAATAAATTTCCGGTAAATGATTTACAACGAAATTTTGATTTCATTGAGTTTGTGGTCTCATTACTATTAAATGTTCTGACTTTACCCATCATAGTTTTAATAACTGTAGCTCATTTTGTCATCGTTTCTTGGCCTGTACTTAAATGGGTGGTGTCGGTGGGAATACCGATATGGTTGGGATACCTAATAGCTCAAGCGATTGGAACAGCGATATACTCATTTCCGGCGTTATTTATTGTTATACCACAAATTTTAGCTGCGATTCTATATATAGGTTTATTGGTTTTCTTTATTGTCTATATAATACCTAGATTGGTTAATTGGAACACATTTAACAGAATTGGACTACCAATGTTAACATATCCAGATTGTGACGCTTGTCCGTGTGATCCATTATTAGCTAACTTAAATGAACCAGAAGATGATTTAGGACAAGGAATTGTAGATACTAATAATTCATTTTTAGCTGATATAACAGCTTCATATAATTACCAAAACCCAGAATTAGGGTGTAATCCGAGAAACCCATATCAAAATCAGATTGATCAAGATGATCCACAATTTTCATTTGACGCTTCAGCTCAATTCTACCAGTTGTTTTCTGGTATTGACAGACTAGGCAACCCACGTAGGGGAGTAACAGCTTTTTTAACTAAAAAAGGTAACCCAGCATCGGAATGGGGATACCCAATTACAGAACATTGGCCAAATAAATTGAATAGGTTTAATCTTAGGGATAAGTTTTTTTCCGGTAAAAACTTTATTAGAACTTATGTTAATAACGCTAGCGATTATTTTGAGGACCAACCACTAGTAATTGTGGTTGATTGGAACATGTACAACGCTTTCCAACCAGGGGAGATGGTCACATTCCAAAGTCCAAGAATGTCTGGTGATATTCACAGAATTACGGGATTAACCGACTCAACCGGAGGAACACTATATAATGAATTTAACTGTAGATCAATAACCGGAACAACACTACCACCTGGGGTTCACGGTGTAAACATTGATTACGCGAATAGATTTTATGTACCCGGAGACCCAAATCAACCAGCCAATAAAACAATAACAGTACCTATAAGTGCTAACACCCAAGATGGTAGTTATAGATTCCCGGCAGATATGGAGTATTTCCAAGTCATCACCGGTATGTCAATGTCAAATTATTTATCCTTATCGAATCAGAGTACTTCTGGGTTTTTCCCAAAAGAATACTTAAACCACATAATTAAATGGAGATATGACGAATATAGTGGTAACGGTAATAAAGAACAACAAGGAAAAGCCTTGGATAATTATTTTGACGGTCAAAACCTGGGTGTTATAATACTAACTAGAGGTGTTGATCCATATACGGACAGACAACTAATTAAATATGAGTTAGGGACATTATTTGGTAAAGGAACAAATAACGTTTCAGTAACTGGCTATTATAAACTAAATTACCCAATACGAAGATATACGTCAGGTAGTAATTTCACCCCAGCTAGACACAACGTACCAACAAATGTGAACTATTTATCGTCAGCTAATGGTGGTAGAAGTCAATATCACAAGTCCTTCACATTTACCCCAGACAACACATTATTCAATCAATATACCAACACAGGATCCACATTACCATATTATTATTCATCACTTGATTTTGAAAATTCAGGACTTGAGATGAGACATGTGTTACCACAATTATCCGGTCCATTATTAGCTCAACCAACAACACAACCATTCACATTAATTCCGGACACATATCTTGATGGATTTAGTTCTATCGATTGGACTGCCGCTGACGCTGAAAATAATGTATTACCATATAGGGGTGTCACTTCTGAGGTTTTATCTACTGGTGATATCGGTGTTTGTGGGGGTACAGCTGACGCTTGGGACGAAAGCCAATACCCAACTAAATTTATGTATATTGGTGGTGGATCTTTTTTATCGTCGTCTGGTGCTTATTTGGGTGATATATCACAGGAAGCCGACAACAATGGAGTTTGGGTGGGTGATAACTCCGGATACGCTACAAACCCACCAATCGCTGACGGATTAAGATCCGGAACTTCAAATTTTAAGGCTCAAACAAACACACTTTGGTATTTATGTTCCCCATCTTATATTAGTTATTACGACATACCATCAACAACTTGTTCCACAACTTATTGGAATTGTAACACAAGTTCAGTTAAGGGTATTAATTTTAACGATAGATTCGGTATCGTCATGAGAAGTGATAGGTTACCAACCTCAACTAATTTGGAGGGTAAAGGTCCATATATTGATGGATATAACGGTGACCCATATACTAAATTTGTACTACATGAAAACAACTCATTCATTTATTATAAAATACCAGATGAGGGATTATGTGACACAATATTCCAGTACCAGTTACAATCCGACGAGCCAAATGATATATTGGTGGATTCGGGCATTCCAGAATCATTAGCTGGTAGTTTAACATGTGAGGGTATGACTGAACTGTCATGTTATGAAGGATATGGAACTGGTTTTACGGTAAATGAAACATGTGCCGATAAGGATAAAGTAATTAATGGGTGTTATTATTTATTGAATGAACCATATATTAGTAGTATTGGTTCTGACATTGAGTTATTTTTAGAGTGGAAATCAAGGTTCAGAATCATGTACGCGGCTTGTCGAGGAGTATTCTCCCATATGTTCCAAAATAACTGGGTTAATGGGACACTATACATGCCAACATTTAATAAGCTGACATTATATGATGAATTTGGTGAATTTACAGACTACAAATATTGTGAAGAGATAATAAACTATAATACAGCTAGTAACAGTTTCTTTTATCGATCTAGTCCATATAGAATATCCCCAGCTATTGGGTTTATTGGGTCACAAAATACTAGTCCAATGGATAATTCAGTAAATAATCGACAGATAAAGACACCGACAACCATCATGGACTTAGGTAAAAGGGATGAATTTATATCATATATATGCTCAAACCCGGAATTTAGTGGTGAATACTTGTCGGACACATTAACAAGTTCGTCGTATAACGATTCGTCATTAATATTACAGTTAGGTATTATATCTAGACTTGTAAATTCTACATGGCTACAACAGATATTCAATACAAATGATGCTTCGGTACAACAATACTTCTCCAGAACTGGTTCTAGGATTGATGGGGATATCGCACAATCAATGTCAATAAATTCAGAATACCAAGTAAACCCATTTGTTGGGTCAAACTACCCAGATCAATTTATTTGGGTTGGGGTCGATTCATTCAATAAACCGGTATTTGGTGTATTCTATAATACAAGTGAGGATCAGTATAAAAACAGGAGGGCTTTATCACCTGGATTTAAAATTTATAATTTTTCACCGTTACTACAAGATTTGGTACCATACAACAGCACACAAGAAGTTCCACTATATCGTTGGACATTAAATGACAATAACACTATTTTTGGTAATGAATATAATAATTGGGACACATCTTGGGTTTTGGGGTCAAGCAGGTTACCATCAAGAAAATACCAATCGTTGGACACAAGTAATAACGTTTCACCGTTTAACTATTTCCAAACATCCACCATGACCTCAATACCACCAAATTTAAAATACGGTTTTATCACTAATATAGATTCATCTGGTAATCCGATAATAAATGGAACACCACTACAAAATAAATTTATAGTGGGTGCTCCATATCATTTTTATTTTGGTTTGAAAAATGGTAAAACCGCTATCAATAGGTTTATAAAATTATACGTAAATATTATAGATTAAAATGGGAGTTGAAACAACAACAAATATAATATTAGGTAGTCTTAGATACTCTTCATCACCAAACGTGAATGGTGAGATTGATGTGTCTCTAACACAAAACACTAAAGAAATTGTTGATTTTGATAGGGTTGTTGGATTAAGTTTGGAAACGGTTTATGATAATGAAAGACAAACCTCAACAATTTTTAGACCGTCAACAAAGTTTACCGTAATTTTTAAAAACCAATTTAGTGGTAGTACAACGTATAGACCATATAAGAACAATTTATACTATTCAAACCCTATCAATAACGCTTCATCTCAGTTACTATCATCAAGTCCTAACACGGTACCCTGGGAAGGTTACCCACAATACCAAGAATTTGATTTTATTAGAACCGATAATAATATTAATGGGTATACGACCTCACCAAACCAACATTTGAATTTTTTAAATAAAAGTGCGTCAACGTATAATTGGACACATTACGTTAGTTATCCATTTATGAATGATTACACAAAACAAATGTATTCAGTTGATTATAATACGTCAACCTCTTGGTCATGGATTGTTAATCAAGGTATACCGTTTTTAATAATATTAGGTAGTGATTTAAACGGTAGGTATATTAAATTTAGGTCACCAGTAAAACACGGACTAAATGTTGGTGAATATGTTAAATTACCAACACCATACAATAGTGAAACTATATTCAAAGTTGTTAAATTGGGTGACTCGGGATATGGGAGTGAAGAATATATTTTTAATATTAAAAATGTAGGATTTACCGGATCCACATTTCAAACAAACAACTCCGGTACGTTTAAAAGAGTGATCAGTAAAACAAATGAAAATGAAACAACCTCAAAATATTATGTTAGAATCCATAAAATACTGACAAATTCGAAAGATTCAGTGTTGGTAAAATCAGGGTTTGAACAAAATATATTTAATAACGTCATAAAAGACGAAATAGCTACTTTAACACCAAATAACCAACAAAGAAGTTCAATAAAAGAAGGGTCACAATCGTATACCCTATCTTTTAATGTTGACATTGACATAAACCCAATTAGGGATAATCAAAATAGACCAATAAGTAAATTATTTTTTACCACAATATGGAAAGGATTTTTTGGTTGGACAAAAAGTTTAAAACAGGGGTGGGAATTTAATATGCCACTGGTCAGCAATCAACCTAGTCCTTGGTGGGATACGTTTAATTTACTATCTAACACCACAATAAGTGAAGGTATTTATACTTCTGACACAACCCCATCCGAAGGTCCGTTTTATTATAACATTGACTTGATTTCAGGGGACACACTTGACGGTGATTTTTGTGAGTGGAATGATTACGACCAAACTGAAAGATTAGTATCAAGATATTGTCATAAAATTAAATTTAACAATAATTGGTTTTATCAAACAAACGATAACCCACAAACAAATCAATTTGGATATTACTACCACCCACACAACCCGATAACAATTAGGGAATATTCTGATTACATTGAAGAAAGTCTAAGTCAAAACATTGTTGGGCTACCAGACTACTCGTACTACTCTAATTTGTCAAATGGGTTTAGATGGAGAGACCTTTATCCATATGGATTTATTGATCAGAGTAACATTGGTGTTGATTACCCATTTACAAACGGAAAACATTACCCATTTGTAAATACGATATTTAGAGTTATACCTGAAGGTATAAATGTTGAAAACATAAATGAAATACAAACCCCAATAATCGATGATTGTGAATAAATATAAAATATTAAGAGATAATATTGATAATCAAATAAACATCCCAATAGAGATGAATTGGGACTTTATTGGTAGAGACCAGAGTGTTGATGAATATGAAACTGAAATGGTTAAAGAGGTTATTGGTGTCGCTAAAGATTTTGAAACCGTTAGGTTTAGTCATGATGAGTGGAATTTAGTCATATCAACACCATTGTTCACTATTAATAAATTAACGACACAAATATATTACAATTTCAATTTTTATAAAGACCTACAACCAATTACAGCTACTACAATAACCTTATCTGATTGGGGTCCTAGTTATCTTTATGAGGATTTTACACCACAGGAAATTTATTATTTTAAAAAACCATTCACAAAATCATTTTTTAAAATTGATTTATATGACACAAATGATGAAAAAAACCAAAAAATATATTTAACATTAATTATACCGGTACAGCAAGGATTAACCGAATCTGTTTCAATAACTCCATTACAACCAAACGTTAATATAAAACGACCACAGTTTGTTTTAGATTTTTTGGGTGATAAAGAGGGGTTTTTCATATATTGGTTACGTGATAGATCTTATATCGATATTAGTGAATTTTATATGTCAGCTAAATTTTTTGACGCTAGATTAGGAGTCTTTATCAGAATGACTAACAAACCCCAAAGTTCTATATTACCAAATAAATTTAATTTTGATAACGGTGAATATTTTTATTATAAGATCAATTTGGACTACGACTCCAAAACATATAAAGTTTTTAGAACCGACAATGGGTCTAGATGTGGTACATTGATAAACCAAATTAAATGGTATGAATACGTAAACCCATAATATGGAAGAACAAAAATATTATTTTAAAATTTCACCAGAAAACATTAAAGGTGACATAACTACGGTAAATTACACCGGTGATAGTGATACTTTTTTCACCATAGATCCGTGTTGTTTATTTACAGCGTCAACCACGGAATACACCACAGGAACCACAGGTGTTTATTTAGACATGTCATATGTTTTAAGTGGGAATACTGGGGGTACCTCGTTCTTAACTGGTCTAACAATACCTATTTTGTTCACACAAACAGCTGTCGATATTGGTTATTATTCCACATTTGACGGAGCTATACTACAGAAAGATGTTATCCAGAACTTTTTATTTTCCGGATCAACAACAACACCAACAACATACTCATTTTACAACACATCCGATTTAGAATTTAAGAAATTTTTAGAATTGGTGACATATACGATTGATTGGGGTGACGGAACCTCACAACCAATAAGTGGGACAACCCCCGTCACACATGTTTATCCATTGACAAATGACACATATACGATTGTTATGACAGCTACCTCACCCTGGGGGATATCAACGGTGACAAAAACCGTAACCGTGCCATTCACTAATATTGTCCCATTTAACCCACAAGGAACAGCTACCTTCACCCCAACAGGTGGTAACTGGTCAGGAACACCAGTAAGTTATGATTATATATTTACCGGGGATTCAAACACAAACATCAATGATTTTGTCAGTAGTAATTACATATCAGTACCATTTCTAGTTACTGGGTATACGGAATCAACTGTTAACGATTTAATCCAATATGGACCAAAATATAATTTATACGGAGGTAAATTCAAATTAGGTATTCCTGTTACCGGAACTTCAGGTAATGTTGGAATCTACTGGGGACCAGACCCAACTGGATCATATACCGCTTATACAATAAGTGACATTGATTATTATGATTATGATGATGGGACAACACTATATATCACAGAATCATCAGGTTTAACATTGAATGATATGATATTGTCCGCTATAACAAAAAATGAAAGTTATTTGAACATTATCGATCAACCAGAAGTACAAACAAATGTGTATGTCGACAGAGGTAAGTTAACCGCTTTGGAATATATTGAAAGACTGGGAGAGGTTGACAATCTAGGTGATCTAGTTAAATATGGTTATGGGTTTTTCAAAGTGAAAAATGACTATAATTAGTATTTATAAATAAACTAAAATTAAAACAAATTAATTGTGGCTACAGGTAATTACGGAACAATAAGAAGTGCGGACGTTAGTCCGGATGACGTTGAGATTATATTGAATTATACACCAAGCAGGGATGATACTGACAATTTTATACTACAAAAATTAGACGCTAGTACTATTTTAAGACCATATTTTCATAATAATTCAACGGGTGGGAACACTAATGTTGAAATATTGGGGGGTTTATATAATTTAAAATTACCAGCTGATGTGTTTAATAAACTTGGAATTTACACTCTATATATTAGACCAGCTGAAATAAGAACCACAATAACCGATTGTGGTATATTATCATCTTTACCTAACGTTAAGGGTTTGGTTATTGATTTAAATAACGTACCGACACAATATAGAAATAAGTTCATTAATCAAGGATTAGTCGGGTTTAGAGTTGAGTACTTAAATTCTGACGGGACAAAAACCCCAAATTTTTTTAGAATAATTACCTCATCTTTTTATTGTGAACCAGTTTATCAAAATTTGACAAATACCTCACAAAAATCAATTAGATATCGATATGTTGAGGGTACTACAAATTTAGTTTTCTGTACCTTATCACCATCATCCTCACCAACAAATAAACCTAACGCTACACCTTTTATCGGACAACCAAATCAAAACATAATAATTACAAATACGTTCTTTAACCCAATAACTACAGAAATTGAAATTGTTGAACATGATATCTCGACATTAGCTATCGCTATGTTTGGTAATCAAACCAAATCAATTGATGATGGGATTTACACAATGTACGATAAAAATAATAATATTTACAAACAATACAACCTTTACGAAATTAGGGACCAATTTAATGACTTACTTTATGAGGTTAGACAAGATAGAGGCGGTAACATTGATTTTAGTAAAAGTTTTTCTAACATAATCGCGTAATGGCTATAAAAAAATATACTTGTCCACCACAATTACCAAGCGGAGAAGGTTCGTTTTCGGACAATCTGGTTGGATTTCAGTTAGTAGCTGGGGGTGGATTGACACAAGCTAATTTTGAGTTTACCACCGCGTTAAGTGAGAAGAAAAATAGAACATTCACAATAGGATCATTCTCAGATCCGGTATCACTAAACTCTATGAATATAGATAGTGTTGAAGATTCCAGAACGATACTAGCTAAAAATTTTAGAGTTTATCCGAATTTTGACTTATCACAAGTTAGTAACTTCACGTTATATGGGTCATTAAGTAAGAGAATGTCAGTTTCGGTCACTAAAATTATAAATTTTTTTCCAGCCGCAATACAAGTATATAGTCAACAACCAAATTTTGGAACGGATTACAGTGCTTTCAATATCACGTACGATCAGATTGAAAATGAAACGACATTTGACATTAATTTAAACAATGTGTACAATTCATTTGATATTGATTTTACCACAAATTCGGATAGAAATTTTGAGTTAAAGGAAATTGAAGTGTCACCACTTAGGAATTTTACTAGAAATTATATAAAATACTCACTGTATTTTTATGACGTTGAATACCCCGTAATTTATTATAACCCAATAGACCCATCAATTGATACAAAATTGACAATTGTGGTACTTGGTAATCCATTTTCGGGAAATACGGTAATTACCGATCCATACAACATTAGACCGAATAAATTGACAACCAATAAATCTTTTAATGAGGATTTCGATGAGGTAGAAAAATTCTTACTAAATCGAATGGTTGTCCCTGAATATACCGCTACATTTATTATACCTAGAGAAAATGAGGACGGGTCATTTAGTATTACAAATGAAATATTAACCTTCCCTAAAGAAGGACCATGGAACTTAGATATTAAAACTAGAAGATTTGATGAGTACTTATCAAAGTTAAATGAATACTCAAATTTACTTGACGAATACAGAACAAACTTAATATCGAGATTTCTGACTACTGGAGCGTTAAAAGAATTCGACACCCCAGATCAAAAATTTGAAAAATTATTACAGATATATGGTAGAAGTTTTGATGAAACAAAAAAGTTTATATCAGCTTTATCAAATATGAATTCTGTAAATTACAATATTGGTAATGATATCCCATCTCAGTTATTAAAAAATTTAGCACAAACACTAGGGTGGAGAACAAATATATCACCAATAAGTAACGATGAATTACTGAACTCGGTTTTTAATACCGGGTCAAACGAATTTACCGGATGGTCTAGGGGAATGACACCTGACGAATTAAATTACCAATATTACAGGAATTTAATTTTAAATTCAGCCTACCTATTCAAATCAAAGGGAACTAGAAAATCAATAGAAATTTTATTAAGACTTGTTGGAGCTCCAGAAGCTTTGGTTGAATTTAACGAACATGTTTATTTAGCTGATCAAAAAATTGATATGGATGAATTTGGTGTACAATACGCTAAAATTTCAGGTGGTACATATACCCAGGAGTTACCAACACTAGACACAACAGATATATTCTCAATAATGGGGGTAGATTATACTGGATTCACAACCTCACTAATCACATCTGACGTGAATACAACCATTCTGGATTACCCTATTGATGAAGATGGGTACCCATCAAACCCACAGTTCTCTGAAAATTTCTTTTTTGAAATAGGTGGGGGTTGGTTTGAGTCAACCCCACAACATAGAATGCCAGAACAAGTGGACTTAACCAACAGTGTTTTCACAGGAACCAACCCTGATTACCAAACAATACTACAACCATTTAACTATGGTGAGGAATATCTAAATAGATATCGTGATTTCCCATATATGAATTTAGGATTTAGACTTAAAAAAACCATTGATAACAATAAAAGTTGGTCAAATGATGTTGGGCCACTAAGAAATGTGAGTGATGGTAATTTTAACGCTTATTACGTCGCTTATGATGAAAATTTAGTGTTAAATGTTAAAAACGTTGACATATTTCTAAATCCAGCTCAAGGATTAACTTACGACGTTTGGTCTATGTCAAGAAAATATAATTACCCAATCCCAGAACAAGGTTTGAATTATATTGAACCGACATACTGTAACCCAAATCCGAATACACCATACCCACAAAGAGGTGGGATAGATTGGACCGAAATAATACCAAAACCAAAACAAAAAACATTTTTTGAATTTGCTCAGACATTTTGGAAAAACACCATAAATGTTAGAAATAGACAGTATATAAATGATGGTAAAACCGGAGGATACCCAACCCTACAATCAATATATTGGAGATATTTGGAATCCCAAGAATCTATAAATATACCAAATGACAACTTCACCTATAGAACCATGATAGACTATGTCAATGGTTTGGGTGATTATTGGTTAAGATTGGTCGAACAAATGGTACCAGCTACCACAATATGGAATGGGGGTGTCAGACTTGAGAACTCAATATTCCACAGACAAAAATTTGTATGGAGGAGACAAGCTGGATGTCAATTATTACCAGTACCTTGTAATTCATGTAAAATAACCGGACAACTATTTGTTTATGATTGCCCAACTCAATTCATTGAATGTGGTCTATATCCTTGGAATAATAATAGTTTAACTACATCATTTGGTGTGGTTTTATCGGACACACTTAACACCTACGTCACAAATAACGGACTTGATTTAAATAACGATTGTCTATTATCGACATTAGAAACAAATTGGTATGTTGACATTAGAATCGGTACGACTATATTAAACATATACCCATTTTATAATGGGTACGGACTAACGTACTCAAATAGTATCCCAACGAACCAACAATGGGTTACCGCTTTGGGTGAAGCTCTCAGTGAACTGGATGACTCCGGGTTAAGTTATTTTATTGATGAAGAACAACAAACCGTCTCAGTCTATAATAATAATTGTGTACCTATTGGACCTACCGACACTCTTGAGATTAACGTCGGGATAAACTTTAATATACTATGTAATAACTAATGGGATTCATTTCGATATATAACCTTTCAGTTACGGGTGACTGTACAAATAGTGGGCTTGGTACTGTTTATTTTGACATTACCGGTGACAGTCCGACGTTCACCGTATATGAAGCGACCAGTACCGGGTTACTACCAACCGATGTTGGGGTAACAAGTTATTCAGCTACTAGTTTAACCGGATTTAGTTATTTTGTTTATATACAAGACGCGACACCAGATCCACCAAGTATTTTTGGTTTTAACATATCTAGTGGGGTCACCGTGAATTTAATGTCGAGTGGGACGACATGTGGGATCGATAACGGATCAATAACAGCCAGCACCCAATCCGTGTTCGGATCAAACACTTACACTTTATATGACATATCTGGAAACATAATTGATGTTAAAAACGCTGGTACATTCGCGGTGTTTGACCCAGTATCTGCCGACACATATTATGTATCTGTGGGTGATGAAGGTGGTTGTTCCGGTATGAGTGAAACCACATTAATCTACACATCTAACACTATGGACTTTGGTACGTACGTGGTCGATGATTATAGTTGTGTCAGTACACCAAATGGAAAAATATATGTAACTGGTGTGACAGGTACACCACCATACACATATAGTTGTGTTGGTCAAACTGGATCCACAATAACAGGACTAACACAAGGATTTTACCCGGTAACAGTTACAGATTCTTTAGGTTGTAGATTAACAAATATTGTTGGTGTTGGAAAGGTTGACCCAGTTAATATCGGATTAATAACCGTAACCCAGCCGAGTTGTTTTACTAGTGATGGTGAAGTAACCGTACAATTATTAGACGGTACCGGACCATTCTTCTATTCGGGGTCAAATGGTGAAAATGTTATATCATTTGCCACATCGTATACATTTACAAACATATCCCCAGGTATTTTCAATATTTTTGTACAGGATTCAGGATTTTGTACAACTTCAGGATCGACAAATTTAGTAACAACGAACAGTTTTAGTATTACAAACATAACAGTTACAAATTCATTTTGTAGTAATCTAGACGGGTCGATTAGTGTAGTATTAAATTCCGGTGTTCCGTCCGGGACATACACTTACCAGTTAATTGACTCATCAGGAAATACGGTTTTTAATATAAACGATAGTACGGTATTCAACTACAATGGGTTATCAAGTGGTATATATTCCTTAATAATTAATGACGGTGTATGTTCATACAAAGAAACCATTGAAATTAAAAACATTGATAAATTTAGAGTTAGTACCGTCGTAACTAGAACTACTTGTGGACTTAATAATGGTTCGGTAAAAATAGTAGCGACTACCGGTGGTATTATACCATACACCTATCAAATTATAGGACCAACTAGTAGTCCGGTAACATACCCATATCAAGTATCAAACACATTTAATGGACTAGCTCCAGGTACATATACCGCTTACGTTCAGGACACCGTAGGTTGTGTACAGTTAACTAATTTTTATGTTGACCCAAGTCAGAATGTGTTTTTCACGTTGGTACCGTTTAACCCGGTTACCGGAAATGACGGACAAATATCAACAATTATAACGTCTGGGTCACCACCATTTACTTACCTTTGGTCCCCTGGTGGGCAAACAACCCCATCAATAAATAATTTATCAGACGGAACCTACTCACTACAAGTTACCGACTCAGATGGGTGTGTTTTGACGAAATCAGTCACATTAAAAGGGACTAAATTATTTTCGTCATATGAAACATATACCGTATGTGAGAAAGTGTTTAAAAATACTGGACAATTAGGTAAACGTGGTATACTACAGATGTATAATGAAGGGTTTTACGATTTAACATTAAATGACTTTGGGTGTATTGTTAATTCAGCTGAATTTATTGTTGAAGTTAAAATTGATGAAAACACCATTCAAAACTTATTTTATATCTCATCAGGAATAACCGATTATCCAAACGAGTTAGTGTATTTAGAAACCGTGAGACAAACACTACAAGAATTCCCAGGTGTTGGAAATGTTGATTTTGATATAAATAAAAATGAAATTATAATATACAACGACTGTACTGAAATTCAAGAATCATGTCAACCGTACACTTTTAACCAATATGACGGGTCTAATTTTATAATTAATTTAAAAATTGTTTATGATATTTCATGTATTGACTGTGGGTTACCACCAATAACAACTACAACCACAATCCCATAATGACACAGGTTATTATAACTAATATAACCGGATTAACACCTACGTATGAGATATACGCCTGTAATGTCTACGGTGATGATTGTGTATTACTTGACAACTTAGGCAGTACAGTACCACCAATTGTTAGTTATATTTTACCACCATCGTTTGACACAGCACCAGCTATCGGGTTGAAAATAATCACCAATGGTTGTGAAAGATTTCATATTTTATACTGTGAAAATTTTGATCCGAAAAAATTATTTCAGGATGGTACAAATTTTTATTTTATGACTGGGGACCAATATGACTTCCAGTAATATTTATAAAGTAAAAACATGGCATTTCTAACCGACCAAATACCAGCTTCAGGAGTACCAATAAACTCTTGGGTACACATTGTGGATCCTTCGGATATATCACAAAACCCAGCGGGATCCTCATTTAAAGCCACAATCCAACAAGTAATATCGGGTTATACCGGGAGTACAATATATGAAGTTGGGTCTGGGGCAGATTCATCACAAAGAATTGGGGTTTCGTCATCATCGGTTGGCAACTGTTCAGTTGTTAGTGGTGGGTTTAATAACACATCATTTAGTACAACATCATTTATTGGGTCCGGGAGTAATAATTTTACAAACGGAACAGCTTCTGTTGTTACCGGGGGTAGAGGAAATGCAACAGAAACCGACTACTCGTCAATTATAGGTGGATGTGGAAATATGATTAAGAATCTTACATCAACAACAAATGTATATGGGAACACAATAGCTGGGGGGGCATTTAACACTATAACATCAGGTAGTTCGACATCGGATTTATTTGGGAACACAATAGCTGGGGGGACATTTAATACAATTATACCAGTTTTGTCTGGTGGTCAGACGATCTCCGGTGGGGTATCAAACACTAACGATTCGGATTACTCATCAATCTCCGGAGGGTACAACAACACATCATCTGGTAGAGGATCAACAATTGGTGGTGGATCATACAACACAGCGGCAGGTACTAGATCTGTAGTTAGTGGTGGTGGTGGTAGTTGTCCAGCTTTGGGTAATAGATCAACATGTGTTTCTACATTTGTCGGTGGAGGAACCCAAAACAATGTTTCCGGATCCTACTCATCAGTTGTTGGTGGTGGAGGTCCATTATTAGGAATGGGAAATTCCGTAACAGAGAGTTATTCAACAGTTGTTGGAGGTAGTTGTAATACCGTAAATTGTAGTTATTCAGTAATTACCGGCGGGGTAAAAAACATAATAAACGGTAACTGTTCATCCGTTTTGGGTGGTTGTGGGAACGTTATAAATGGTAATTCATCATTTATCATGTCATGTAACTCAACCATTAGTAGTGATCGAACAGTCATATTGGGTGGATCTGGAATTAGTGGATCAACAAATGACATGGTATATGTACCAAGTGTTAATATACAAAGTACTGGTTATTTATATTTTGGTGATGTAAACACTGACGGATCCTGGAGAATGTTCATATCCGGAGCTACACTAATGGTTGAAAAAAGAACAGGTGGTGTTTGGACATTTTCTGGCCAATTTACATAAAATAAATAATTTAAAATTTTGATACTACAATATCCAACACACTAGTTATTACCACAGAATGGAATACTAATAACGTAGGAAACTCAATATATTCAGAGATATTCACGTTAAACAAAATATATTAAATTCACTTTATTTTGTTTTAGAATATATTTCTATTATGGATAATATATTATTTGTAACTGCACAACCAGATGTCCCATATTTTCATTGGCAATCCAAGGTATACGTTCATAATTTTATTGAGAAAGGAATTAAACCGGAAAATATTCATGTTATTTTTGGGTTGGTTAACGGGAACCACACACCATCCGATGAGGGTCAAAAATTGAGGGACATTGGGGTAAATGTCCATTTTTATATTGACAATCGAGAAAAAAAATCATATATACCAAGTATTAAACCATTTTTACTATATAAGTGGATTGAAGAAGATGAGAGTCGAGGTAAGTTATTTTTCTTACATGACGCGGACATTATTTTTAGGGAATTACCAGATTTTGAAACACTAATTAACGATGACATAATTTATATGTCGAATACAATTGGATATATTGGTTATGATTACATTATAGCTTGTTGTCGTAAATATGAAAACCAACATTTTGGTACATATAAAAACCAATTACTTGAGGAAATGACCGAAGTTGTTGGGGTCGATGTTAACGTAATTAAAGATAATCAAGAAAATTCTGGTGGAGGACAATACCTAATTAAAAATACAAACAGTGAGCTGTGGTGTAAAATATATTGTGACTCAACACCCCTTTATAACCAAATGATGGACTATCAAAAAAGATTCCCGATCAATCCAGGACAGATACAATTTTGGACAGCTGAAATGTGGTCATTATTGTGGAACTTATGGTTACACGATCATGAAACTAAAGTCACAGAAAAGTTGGATTTTTCATGGGCGACAGACACAATTGAAAAATACGAAAAAACACCCATATTACATATGGCTGGGGTTACTGAAAATTTAAAAAGTACTAAATTTTTTAAAGGTGACTACATAAATGTGGACCCATTACTTAAATTGTCTGAGGATATTACACATTTTGATTATATCGACCCTACTAGTTCGACAATAAAATACATTGAAGTAATGAAATCATACTTAAAAAAATAAAAAATTGATTATTTATATAATAAACTAAAATGGCTTATATATATTCGGTACAAAATACTGGAACAAGTACTTATAATGGATTTAATTTTGTTGATGCTAATGGTATAACTAAAGTAATTAGTTTAACCCCCAGTCTAATTTATTATTTAAGTTCCGGATTTGTAACATCACCATCCGTCAATATCTTAGTCACCCAACTAAATAAATCAGACGAAACGTACTGTTTGAGTGGATGCTGTAACGGTGAATTAATATCGTTCAAGGGATTGAGTACTTCACCGGTGTTTAGTTCAGCCACAACAGGACAAACCTATTACATTAACCAAGCTATATCATCCTCAAACCCGAACCAAATATTCAATGGGTGTTTTGAGATGGTCAGCTTTGGTGATAATCAAACCCCACCAATATACAGTTGTGACCCAGTCCAATACATCGATGTTACCACACTGTCGTTTGATGGTGTTTTATACTCACATTGTGTGATTTGTGAGTCATCACATCCTTGTTCAGTTACACCAACCCCAACACCTACACCAACCCTAACACCATTTTTGACCCCAACCCCAACCCCAAGTGAAACACCACAAACAGGAATAACGACAACAACAACGACATATTATAAACCAAACCCAATACCACTTAAACGAGGTAACGAATGTGACGTTTTAACAATATACCCAATGGGTGTTCAATGTTTATCGGTAGATCCGTCAACAACAACATCGTTCGATGGTATGTTAACACTGATTATAACCGGAGGTACACCACCATATCAAATAAATTGGGAAAACGGTAGTATTAGTACTGTAATAAGTAATTTAAATGTTGGTGAATACCCAGCGACAGTTACCGATTATTACGGTGATTTTGTTGTTAAAACAACATGTGTTTTAGAGTCAATCGTGACAACCACAACCACAATAATACCAATAACCACAACGACAACACTTATTGGTGATAATCTATGTTTAACATATGTTCAATCAATATCATATTTTGATCTATCATTAAATGAATATGTGGTCAAAGATATTATATACCAGGAAGAACTATACCCTATCGGGTATATAAATGGACAACCAGAATGGTCATCAATTGGTGGTGACTATAACCTATACTGGAATACCGGAATAACATCGAATTGGGTAGTTGATGGGCCGTTCCAAGGACAATTTGTCAACTCAAATCCGGTAACACCACCAACAGTTGGGTGGGTGGTTATTGGAACATCAATCATATCATCAGTGATCATTAATGTTGGACCTTGTGTCCCATTATCAATAATTAAATTTAAAGCTTCTGTAAATCAACCAGTATGTGGTGATGATGGAAGTATAACGTTTAACGTTGGTACTGGGGTACCACCTTACGAATATTCAATAAACGGGGGTGTTACATATCAGTTAACACCATTGTTCTTAAATTTATCAGCGGGGAATTATCTATTATTTGTTAAAGACTCCACTGGAAGTATATCAAATAGTTCGGTAATCTTAACACCGTCAAACATAACCACTTATAACTTAACATTATCATTAAATGTTAGTACAAATTCATTCACAATTTCACTAGACAACCCATTACCAGTAGGAACTTCAATTTCGTTTGATTTGGACCAACAAAGTGTCTTTAAGTATTGGAAGAGATTCGTAGACCCAACCCCAACCTACGACTGTGTGGTTACCGTTAATGGTTACGGTCAATTACCAATAATAAATGGAACATCATCTATAATCCCAGCTTTAAATAGTTGTCCACCATTATTTACGGGTATTGAGGAGACATACAACAGATCCGCAACACTTGTACTGACTGGGAACAACACTATTACCGGTACATACACCGACGATATTTTGACACCAAATATTGGATTCTGTAAAGGGAACAATTTAAGTATGTCATTATCAATTGGACAAGTTAGTGTTAGCAACTGTGATTGTTGTGAAATTTTGGTCAATAATCCACCTAAAAAAATATTCTAAATATTTATTCGTAAATGGCGTACATAATTAAAAATACAAGTGGTTTGGTAAACACCAGAGTAACCGATACCGGTAGACAAAAACTATCCCAAGGGAGCTTTAACATAAAATACTTCCAAATTGGTGATAGTGAAATATCTTACGATAAGTTATTAGACACATATAGTTACCCTAACAGTTATGTGTTAGAACCACCATTTAACACCCAAAATAGTACGGGGATCCCACAATCAACAAAACATAGTGTTAAATACCCATATTTTGTTGACAGTACTAGTGGGAATACATATGGTATACCATATATGGATTCAGTTGTTGATTCCGTGTATAATAGAGCACCGTTAAGGGGGTTTTTCACCGGTAATACAACCGCTGATACAATTAGTTGGAGTGCGTTAACCAGTGACCGATACGTTATAAGTGCTAACTATGTTGTTGATATGTCAAAATTAAACGGGTCTGACACCATTGATGTCATATATTCCGGATGTAACACCACAAACGTTAAAAAACCAAGTGTGGGGGACATTATCACAATTTTTTATGATGGAAAATCAGGGTATAACTGTGAATGTTTTAATTTACCAATACCAACCCCAAGCCCAACACCAACAATTGATTCTTGTGTGATTATGAGTGAGTTGGATGAGTATTTATTGGCTGAAAACGACGACACATTAATATATTGTGACGAATCTACATTAGGTGGTGGATCAGGAAGTGGATCGGGATCACCTAGTTTAACATTAACCCCAACACCAACACCAACCCCTAGCTCAACAAACGATTACCCATGTATATCACCGTCACCAACACCAACCCCAACAAAAACACCATGTATCACACAAAGTCCAAAACCACTATGTCCACCAGAACCGGAAGTTAGTTGTTTGGTATCATTGAACTCATGTTACCCAATACTAACGTATAAAATTGTTGGAGTGTGTGGGAATAAATTAACATTAGACAGACCAACACCAAATTTATTGGGATTATTACCTGGTTGTATAGCTAGAACAATAATTTACCCACCAAACATGACAACAATTTATGACAGTGTAACACCTAGACCACATTGGAGTACTGACGCTATTAATTTTGAGACTGTTTGTGATATTGATGAATTTGACGTTAAAATTTGGAATATGAATATTCCATGGACCGAAAATCCAGCTGGATTAAATTATACAACATTTGAAGATTATACTAAATTTGGATCTATTGATTATGTAGGTACAAAAGAGTATTTGGGGTATAATTCCAGTTTAGGTCAATCAGACACTAGTAAAGTTTTTTACTATAATTCATTTGATGAAATTATTGAGGTTAAACCGGAAGAACAAAAATGTGTGTCAATCATTCACTACACTAATCAAACTATTGATTTGTTTTACGGTGAGAAGTTCGCTTTAGAACCATACGACCCAACAAATCCACAAGACACCACAGGACAAGCTAGAAACTTTAAACTACATATTCCTTGGTTAATGTGGCATAAAAACCCTGAATGTTGTTTTGGTGAAACCTTCTGGGTTGACCCACCAGGATTCGACGATAAAGAATTATTTAAGGTACAATATATAAAATCAAAGAAAAACTCAGATATGAATCAACCGGGGATTAGGTATTACCATTTATGGGATACTAACCCTAATTTAGATGGAATACCAAATAGAGTCGGTAAAGTATTCCCAGACAATAAGATGGTGGTTATTGACGACGAGGAGTTGGTAGCTTCAATGTCGTACAAATCAAATAGAAATTGGACATTACCAGCACCACAGATATCGTTAATAACACCAAATACCTGTGATATAACGACAAGTTTGACAGGGATTATTACTGGGACCAACCAAACTTTATATGTTACGTATAGATTGTCAAATAGTGTTGACTTTACCGATTCATTACATTGTAATTACTATTCAAAAATAACCGAAGGTAATATATGTACCCCAGAAACATCCAAAAACGTAGCCATTAGATTTGGTGGGGAATTTCAGTGTTTAACACAACCTGGTTACACCCCAATAACAACAACCACTACCACTAGTTATACAACAGTTACGACAACAATATGTCCAACAGACTGTGACATGCCAAACGGGTATTACGCTGACACCTTTGAAATAATATGTCAATTAGTACCAACAGGCCAAAGACCGGATTCATCACTTTGGAAAATAATTGATTACACATCAGCTATTTCAGATCAATTCATCAATGGGTATGTCACTGAAAACTCACTAACCGGGACAACATTTATTGTTACACCTGAATTGTATTCTGCCGCTCCATATTATAACCTAAATGACTATATTGAATTGGTACCAAATGGGACCACAACCACTAATTTAAATTTTGGTGATGAATATTATTTTTATGGGTCACTAGAATCCGATATCCAAGCTACAATTTATGAGATGAGGTATAAGATAAATCTAAATGATACTGAATTCCAAAATACCACAAACCCAACATGGACACCAGGAACCAAATCGTATGTAACCGAAATAGCTTTACTTGATGAAAATAAAGACATACTCGTTATGTCCAAACTACAATCACCAACATTAAGAACCGGTATACAACAATACCTAGTTAAAATAGATTTTTAATAAAATATTCATTTTTTTTTAATATACGTTATTTTTAAATTAAAAAGAACATTATGTCAAATAGTATTAAAAATAGTCCAAAAGTTTTAGGCCTGGATATTTCTACAAAAACAATAGGGTGGGCGTTGTTTGAAATTAAATCACAAGAATTATTAGAATTAACCCATGTATCTCCGAGACCAAAACCGGTACCCGACGACAAACTAAAAGAGTTAATACTTAAATCTGAAATATTTTCTGAAAAATTAAAAGAATATAAAAATTTAGGTATTGTTAAAGTTATAATTGAAGAACCGCTATTGAATTCCAATAACATATACACAATACAAACATTATTAAGATTTAATAGTTTTATATTTAAAGAAATTTATAATATATTGGGAATCATACCTGAATTTATATCAACCTATAATTCTAGAAAGTTTGCTTTCCCGGAATTAGTACAAGAAAATGATAAAAAAAAGTTTGTATTATTTGGTGGGTTACCAAAAGACATCGATAAGAAGATGATAATTTGGGAACATGTCGCTAAAATAGAACCACAAATTGAGTGGTTGTACACAAAAAATAACACATTAAAGAAAGAAAACTTTGATCAGACAGACGCTTACACTTGTGTATTAGGATACATGAAAAGTAAGGAAATTTGGAAATAATATATGATAATTAACATATAAATTTAAATATATGTTAAATAACATATAAATTTAAATATCGTCTTTTTAGACGATATTTTTTTTTATATGATACCACCGTCGGTAATTAACCACCCTTTAGTTAAAATTAAATAATTCCTAGATGAAGTCGCGATAGCGTTATATTGGGACGTACCAGCGTCAAACACAACACCGGTCTCTAACGAAGACCCCAAAGAAGCCCACCCAATTAATAAAGAGTTATAATTAGACGGTGTAAGGTTGATACCAGTAATTGGACCACCACCACTACCCCAAGAAATTAAGTTAAGATCAGAAACGTCCCAGGACCCAACATTATTAATATTGGTTACTAATGTACCCTCAAATATATTCCAAGCACCAGAACCAAGATACCCAGTTGAAATACCCAAAGGAATATTTGGAACCCCCACTGTCGATAATAGATTTAAGTTAATAGCGTTATAAAGATTATCATCCTCACTCGGTATGAAACCACACCAAGAATCAATACTTAATAACTTTATCTCATCGTTACTTCCCGCACTAAAGTTTAACCCAATTAAAGATCCACCAGGATTAGCGTACATCTTTATTTGATAAACCCCACCAATAGGGTATATGTGAGCTACATGTGATCCACCACCAAGAACCTCAACATTACCATCACCCCATTCAACGGTAACATTGGACCAATACGGCGTGTTAGGTAATTTAAATCTATTCCCAGCTGTTGTCGACATGTTAGTTATAGTCGTATCAACCGTTATCATAAACACACACGGTGGTGGTGTTTGACTAGGGGTCATTGTAGGTGTTTGTGTCGGAGTAGGTGTAGGTGTTTTTGTTTGTGTTTGTGTCGGAGTGGGTGTTGGAGTTATTGGGTAACAATTAATACCAGTTAAATCCCAAGATATGTTAGAAGGACCAGAAGGTTCTTTTTTAGAACAAATTGTTATTGAACCGTTTGGACCAATCATCTGGGTGATGAGTTCATTTGTATAACAGTCTAAATAGTCAAAAGAAGACTCAAAAGGGATAGTATTAGACACAATGTATTCATTACATACTGGTAATGAAACTGTAGGTGTTGGGGTCATTGTAGATGTTACCGTAGGTGTAGGTGTTGGTGTAGAATCTGGAACACAAGATAAACAACTACCATCATTTACCGGACCGAATACTGAAACAATGATTATTTCATCGACACCACTTATATTGTCGACCAACCCATTAAATGTCGCACATACCGACGTACTATTAACGTTCATTTTATAAACAATACCAATTGTTGGTAAATCACCATTAGGTAATACGACCAATTGTGAGGATATATATTTTTGACCAGTATAACAATCAACAAATTCACCACTATTAGGACAAATCATTAACTCATCCAGTGTGTTAAAAATTACTTGACCATTAAAATTACATGGTCTTGTTATTTCGGGGGTTACCGTAGGTGTTGGTGTTGGTGTTGGTGTTGGTGTGGGTGATACGGACAAAACAGTTAAATTAAACCCAAAACCACCACATAAATCTGTTTCAGTGGGTGTTGGTGTTGGTGTAGGTGTGGACGTGTTTGTTGGTGTCACTGTTGGTGTTACCGGAACAAAACAATTAAGGACCGAATCAAAATCCAAAACACTACAATTAACCGTCGGTGTTGGTGTCGGTGTTAAACAAATACCCATATCGTTAAAATATGAAGGGTCAAAATCTGGACAAGTTGACGTTGACCCAGAAACCCCAAACTGAACACAAGGACCATCCAAAACCGTTGATAAACACCACCTAGTCTCAGTGATTGAGTAATACATGTAGTATGTTGGTACGGTATCACCAGTTAAGTAATCAAACCCGTTATGAGTACCGGCAAATACGTAATTACCACTATATGGATAACCAGGAATAAAAATACAATATGGACCACAAGACACCATCATAATAATACAGTTTGATTTAATGAACAATTATTACTATCCTTAACATTGACAACAACACTTGATAGTGATGAAAAAACAGATGGTACCGTTATTTGATATGGAATATCAATCGGATTAACTGTGTTTACGTAAATACAAGTAGTGAAACCAGTGTCACAGACGTATATGTGAAAAGGAGATAAACCTGAAACTGATGATAGTGTTATATTGGTTGGCATTAATACTAATTGTGTTTATAATAAATATAGAAATAAGAAAAAACTTGTGAAGTTTTGTTTTATTGAAATTAAATATATAATTTTGTATAAATTTTTAATATGGTTGATGAAAAGGAAGCGATAGTTGATTTATTGATGGAAGTTCTAGGTGACTATGGATTACATTATGAAAATAAAGGTCAAATTTCCTTTAATTGTCCGGTTTGTGATGATGACAGGGATAAACACAACCTTGAAATTAATTACATCACGGGTGTTTATAAATGTTGGTCATGTGGTGATAGTGAAGACACTCACGGATCATTAAACAAGTTATTCTCTAAATATGGGAATAAATCCCATAAAAAATTATATGGTATTTTAAGACCAGAGAGTATTGTTCCGGTAAAGAAAAAATACCAAAAAATGGTATTACCAGAATCGTATGTTAAGTTTAGTGAATCAAATCCAATTTACCCAGTCAGACGACAAGCTTATAACTATTTAAAAAGTCGAGGGATAACAGATGACATTATTGAAAAATATAATATTGGATTTTGTGATAATGGGAGTCATTGTGGTCGAATAATAGTTCCATCCTATGATAAGAAGGGAGAATTAAATTATTACATAGCTAGAAGTTGGGATACAAAGACAAAATTTAAATATAAAAACCCAGAAGCTGAAAAAGACAAGATAATTTTCAACGAGAGGTTAATCGATTGGGAAAAAGACATTTATTTAGTTGAGGGAGTTTTCGATGGATTCTTCCTGGACAACTCAATACCAATGTTGGGTAAACACATGTCTGAGGTATTGTTCGAGAAATTATATGACAAATCGGAAGGTAATATCATAATAGCGTTAGATGGTGACGCTTTTAATAACGCGATTAAACTCTACAGACAATTAAACGGTGGTAGATTATATGAAAGAATAAAAATAATAAAATTACCACAAGACAAAGATGTTTGTGATCTTGGGGGTAACATACAGGATTACTTTATTGAAATTAAAGATTAAATATGGAATTAGAAAAAATAGCTGAAGAAATACGGAGTATAATATCCGAAAGACAAAAAGAATTAAAATTGTCTTTTGAGGAAGATGACCATAAGTATACAATGTTGGATTTAAACGGTGAGTTAAGATCGGATTTCCCATCAGTATCTAAGGTTATGAAATTGTTTTACGATGAATTCCCATCAGAACAAAAAGCTTATGAAATGTCTGGGGGTAATCCGGATGAAACTGAAAGGTTACTTAATGAGTGGGCTGAAAAAGGCAGGAAGTCAACAAATATGGGATCTAGGGTTCATTACTTTCTTGAGGAATATGTATTAAAAGAATTTAATCTAAAAAAAGAAGTTAGACAACCAATATTTGATTGTGACGCTCAACAAATAATTGTTAGTGACACAATGATAATCGCTGGTCAAAGATACATAGAGTTACTAAAAAGTCGTGGATGTATTCTACTGGATACTGAGATAGTACTGGGGGATCCTGAACTTGGATATACGGGTCAACCAGATAAGGTGTGGTTAGTTATAAGTACTAAGGGTGAAATTGGAATTTTAATAACCGACTGGAAAACAAACCAGGAAAAGAACTTCTTAACACAAAGGTACACCAAACCAATGAGAAAACCCTTTGAATACCTACCAAATAACTCTTTGGGTCACTATAAGACACAATTACCACTCTATGGTAAATTGATATTAAAAATGTTAAAGGGGTCAAAATATGAAGACATTAAGTTGTTGGGGTGTATTATTGTCAGAGTGACGGAGAATCGTGAATATGTTGAATATCGTGTTGATAAATCAACTATTGATCTAATCCTGGGTATGGACATTAAGTCAAAGTTGACAAAGTGAAAAAAAAATAATATAATTAGTAAAAAAAGTAAAAATGGCAAATAACGAAACAAGCGGAGGTATTAGTTTAAATATGATTTTATTCTTAATATTTTTAGTTTTAAAATTAACCGGACATATTGATTGGTCCTGGTGGTGGGTAACATCCCCATTGTGGATTGGTGTTTTATTGGTCCTGATAGTAATCGTTTTAATAAATAAATTTAGATAGATATGAATAAATTAGTTTTTAATACCACGGAAAAGTTTGTCATACTTTATTCCGATATGAGTGAAAGTGAGGAACTTCTAAGAATTTTTGACACACCCACAGTTAAGGTTTGTCCGGAGGGGTTCTACGAAGTTATGGTAAAACACCCTAAAAGTGGTGTAAACATACCACACCTAAGAGTACCAATAAATAATACAATAATGTTTATAGAACAATAAAATAATGGATATGGATGATATATTAAAACCAAGAATTGACCTAAAACAACAAGAAACAGTGAAGTGTGAGAAGTGTGGGTCAAAGTTCTTCAAAGAAGTGACAATGATTAAGAAGGTACCTAAATTACTAACCGGTAGTCATGAAGACACAATAGTACCATTTCCGACTTACATGTGTGTTAGTTGTGACCACGTAAATGTTGATTTTGAACTTTTTATCGATTAAAAATGGAAGTTGGAAAAATGACAATAACGGAAGCTTACCCACATTTAAAGATTATATCAGAATCTTATGGTTTACGACTTAACCGAGTTAGGGAACTTAGATTAGCTAGATTAATTTTGGTAAATTTATATAATAGAGAATTAGTATGACACATAAAGAATTTTATTTTTGGTTAGAAGGATATCTATACGGTAGATTAGAGGATAAACATATCCCAATATCACCAATCGTTGAAAAAATGAGTGAAGTTAAGGACGATGATCCATTCTTCCCTAATCCAAGAACTGTGGTACCACAATTACAACCAATTAGTATACCAACACCAAAAAATCCATTTGATATAACTTTTGAAAAAGAAAATTTTAAAAATGATTAAAAAAATAGTACATTTTTCTGACTTACATGTCAGATTATATAAAGACCATGATCTTTACCGATCAATACTGGAAAAAGCCATTGAAGAGTGGAGAGAATTGTCTCCTGATCGTATTATATTTACCGGAGATTTAGTTCATTCTAAAAACCAAATGACCCCTGAACTTATTGAGTTTGTCGCTTGGATATTGACCGAATGTTCTTTTATCACTAAAACAATTATCATACCTGGTAATCACGACTTTTTGGTTAATAATACCGAAAGACTGGACGCGTTAACACCGATAATAAACTCATTAAATAATAAAAACATTGTTTATTACCGAGATAGGGGTGTTTATGATGACGACAACATTAGTTGGTGTGTATATTCACAATACCAGGGAAACATACCTCCAGATATTAGTGAATCTAAAGGAACAAAAATTGGATTATTTCACGGACCAATCTCTGGGTTAAAAACAGATTTAGGATTTGAGTTTGGTGAGGAAGCTTATGATGTTGAAAAATTTGATGGGTTGGAGACGGTATTATGTGGGGACATCCACAAGAGAGCTGAGTTTCAGTTTAGTACTGGTAAAGGGTACATGATAGGATCCACAATTCAAAACAACATCGGCGAAAGTGTTGGTAGACACGGGTATGGGGTTTATGACGTAGAAACAAAGAAATACGACTACGTGGATCTATTTAACCCAAAACCACATCTTAAATTTTTAATAACTTCATACGAGGATTTGGAAAATGGATCAGAAGTACTCAAAAATATTTAACAAATCAACAACTGAGACAATAACTAAATTTTGTCAGTTAAATAATCTTGAAGATGTTGATGGATTTATTCTGAAGTGTTTTAGGAGGGGGTTTGACATCGAAAGATACGGGTTACTTAGTGATGATGAACCTGAAAGAGTGGAACAGGTTGAGGTTATTAAATATATTGAAAGGGAAATCATAAAAGAAGTCCCAGTTGAAAAAATTGTCACAAAAATAGAGTATATTCGTGACAAAAAATTTGAAAAGGAATTAGATGAACTTAGACAAACTTTAGATAATAAAACCAATAATGAGGAGAATAGAATGTTACAGGAGACGTTACAAAAATTAAGAAAAGAACTTATTGAAAAAAACAATAAAATTGAAGAATTGGAAAAAATAAACAACGATCTTAAAGATGAATCAAGTAAAAAAATAGCTGTTTATCTTAGGGGATCAAATATAAATCAAAAAATATAATATGGAATTAATTATTTTTATTTTAGTAGCTTACGGGATGACCACAATATTAGTTTATGGAGCAATATTTAATGGGTTAAGACAAAAAATCCATAATTGGGGTAATAATGAATACACCCCGTTTAATTTTTTAGGTAAATTCATATCCGAACTGATATCGTGTATGTTATGTACTAGTACCTGGGTTGGATTCTTCCTATCATTAACTTTTTTTTCACCAATATCACATTTAATTGGACATAATGAAATTTTTTATGTATTCTTTGATGGGATGTTATCAGCTGGGTCCGTATGGGCTTTAAATTCGGTAATTGAGTGGTTTGAAGAAAATAGACCTGTAAAAGAAAACAATGAACCAGTGGAAAATAACGAAATAATAAACGATTAATATAATAAAAATGGGTAAAAAAAGTAAAGAACACAGAAGAAAGATTGAAAAAAGAAACCAAAAACTGGAACAAGAAAAGTACGCGATGAAAAAACAAATTAATAAACTTTTTGAACAAAGACTAGAAAACGTAGATGTACCTGAAATTACAGCTAATCTTGGTGGAGTCCAATTACCATCTACTGTTTTAGAGGATAGTGGAATATTCCGAAATACAAAATTAAATACTGAATTAGACAATTTAATTTTTAATGATCCCAAAAATGACGAAGTTATAGATATTGAAGTGGTTGATGAAAACGAACCTCGAATTGAATCATAACTTAAACATTAATGGATCTATTTAATCCACCAAAATTATTTAACTATACTATTATGATAAACGAATTAGATTTCTCAAAATTTGAAAACCCTACAATACAAGTTGTGTGGGAAGATTTACCTGAAAACTTTACCCAGGATAAAATAAAGGGAGTAAAACATTATTTTCAAAAAAAATATAACACCACAAATGTTAATGTATTGACAAAATCTAAATCCGTACAAGACGACACCCAACAAACAGTTGATGTATCACTAAACGTTACGGACGTTAATTATCAATTAGATCTATTAAAAAAATTCCTGGAATCCAAAAATTACGATGAATATATTGATGATATTATATCAATTAACCGGATGGTTGAAAATAAAATGTCCGAGGAAGAGATTGATAGCACACAATTTAAAAAATGGTACATCCGAAAAATAGAATTCTCAAATTTTCTATCATACGGTGAAAATCAGGTCATGGATTTTGATAAATGTGACGGTGTTGTTGTCGTGGAGTCTGACCCACCAAATTTTGGTGGTAAAACAGTACTATCAGTAGATTTATTGTTATTTTTATTTTTTAATGAAACCACAAAAACAACAAAAGCAGAGGAAATATTTAACAGGTTCACAAATAGTGATAAAGTGAGTGTTAAAGGTGAGGTAACTATTGATGGTGAGGATTACTTAATTGTTAGAACAATCGAAAGGAAACTATCTAAAAAAGGTGATTGGAATGTTAAGACTGATCTAGACTTCTTTAAAAGGTTATCTGATGGAGAATTACAAAACTTCACCGGAGAACAAAGGAGAGAAACTGAAACGTTTATTAAAAACTCAATTGGGTCCAAGGATGATTTTTTAATGACAATATTGACGACAGCGACTAACCTGGAAGAACTACTAGAATCCAAACCGACCGCTAGGGGACAGGTATTGTCAAGATTTATGGGACTAGAGTTTCTGAAAAGAAAGGAAGAGATCGGGAAGGAAATACATTCAGAGTTTAGTAAATCCAAAATGTCCAACGTGTATAACACTGAAGAATTGAAAACCGAAATTGAAAATAACTCAAATAAGATTTCCGACTTAAAAACCGAAATATTATCTTTGTCCTCAGAATTATTAGACATCGAAAATAGATTGACAACTGGTAGAAAATATCGTGATGAAATGTTGAATAAAAAACATACAATAGATACTGAAATTAGTATGTTAAACCCAACAAAAACTGATGAGGAAATATCACAGTTAAAAACTCAAAAAAATGACTTCATTAAGAAAATTTCTGAATTGAATGTTGTGGAACCAAAAGAGTTTTATCATGAAGATAAACATGATGAGATTAAAGATGGTATGAAAACCACAAACGGTGAACTCGTACTCGCACAAAACAAAGTTGAAGAGATTGAACAACTTGTTAAGAAGTACGGGGATGGAATCCAATGTGAGCACTGTGGGATCAAATTGATGGAAGCTGCGTTGACAAAGAAAAAAATTGATGAATTGGGAGATTGGGAGAAGAAGGTTGATAAGTTATCAAAACAATGGAAAGACCTTGGATTTAAAGAAAAATCCTACACTCAACTTAAAAAAGAGTTCGATGAGTATGAAAAAAACAAACTGATCAAGGAAAAACACGAGTTAAGTGTCGAGAGTTGTGACCTTAAAATCCAAACATTAAATGATAAGATCAATAGATGGAATGATGTACAGGATAAAATAAAAGAAAATCAACAAATCGATACACAAATAATAAAAGCCGATCTTAAAATTGAACAACTTGAGGGTGATAAGAAAGGTAAAACCCAGGAAATAACAAACAAGGAATACCAGATAAAATCTTCCGAAGATAAAATCAATAATCACTCCAAGATTATAGTTAAAATATCTGAAGAGGAAGATAAAGACAAGATTTATAAAATGTATTTGGAAGCTTTTGGTAAGAATGGATTATCAAAAATGATAATGAAAACCATGATGCCGTTGATCAACTCTGAACTACAAAGACTGATGGAAGACAGTTCATATTTTAAATTAGAAGTACGAATCAATGATAAAAATGAGGTTGAGTTTATTATGGTCGATAATGGTACCGGAATTGAAAAATTAATGGTTTCTGGTTCGGGATATGAACGAACAATAGCCTCATTAGCTTTGAGGTCTGTATTAAGTAAGATCTGTAGTTTACCAAAACCAAATATTCTGGTGTTCGATGAAGTATTTGGTAAAATATCTAACGATAATTTGGAGATGGTCTCTGAATTTTTTGTTAAAATTAAAGAATACTTTGAAAAAATATTTGTGATAACCCACAACCCAATGGTTGGGCAATGGGCCGACACAATAGTGAAAATTAAAAAAGTTGATAACGTTTCAAAAATAATGATGTAATATGAGACACTTACTGTTTGTGTACCCACACAATTATATGTGTGATACACAAGACTTAGCTGAAGAAATATCCGACGTGTTATTAGGGTTTTCAAGTTCAAAAAATATTAAGTACACTTACGGACCCAAATATATTGTAATACACTTCAAGACAAATCCTGAATATCTGTCAGAACTAGAGGATATTTTAATGGTGTTTGGACAACAATCAAAAGTGGACTTCACTTATTTTTTAACCAAAGCCGAAAACGGGTTCAGAACAAACATATCACCTAAGATTAAAAATTATTTGAACGATCTGGAAAATGGTGACCCACCAAGATATGAATATGAATCCATAATGAGTGATAATTTTTTAGAACGTTTAAAAGACTTTACCGGTGTGATTGAGAAAATGGAATCGGAATTAAGTGTTGATGAGATTCTAGATAAAATAAGTGAACAAGGTATGGATTCATTAACAAAACAAGAATTAAATAAACTAAACAATCAGTCAAAAAACAATAACCAAATATGAGGGAAAAAGGTATTGGGATTCCTATTAATCAGGAAGAACTATGTTATTATTTAAAAGACATTAGAAAACTTAGAGTCATGACTCCGGAAAGGGAGAGAGAACTAGCTTCAAAAATGAAGATGGACAAAACGACTAAATTTGAAAAGGACAAAATAGAAGAAGAGTTATTATTGGGTAATTTACGATTTGTGATTACGGTGGCTAAAAAATATCAAAATCAAGGAATAGATCTCCAGGATTTAATAGCTGAAGGTAATTTAGGTTTAATGAAAGCGATTAAGAATTTTGACTGGAGTAAAGACCTTAGATTTATATCATACGCGGTATGGTGGGTAAAACAAAGTATTATTCAGTCATTAAATGATAACTCTAGAACGATAAGACTTCCGGTTAATGTTGTACAAGACCTACAAAAAGCTAAAAAGGAGGTTCAAAACTCTGGTAAAAAATTAGCCGATAGATTTACATCTTTACCATCGATTATCGATTTAAATATGTCGATAAACAGTGAAGGGGATACATTAATTGACGTAATTGTTAACAACGACGCCGAGGCACCCGATTCAGTGTTCAACTCCAAAGCCCAGTTAAAAGATAAAATGATGTCAACCCTTAATATATTAGATGATAGGGAAAGAGTAATTGTTGAAGACTATTACGGATTAAGTGGAACCCCAAGAACATTAGAGGACATTGGGTCTGATTTTGGATTGACAAAAGAAAGGGTTAGACAGATAAAGGATAAAGCTTTGAGGAGATTAAGGAACGAAAGTTCAGAATTATTTGATTATTTGTAAAAAAAATTGGAAATTACAAAAAAACCTTTATCTTTACTGAAAAGTAGTATATGTCATTGTTTGATAACATTAAATTTGAACCACACCCAATCGGAAATGGAGAACACGGTAAAATATTTTTCCCGAATGGGTACGGACTATCAGCCGTTAGGTTCAAGATCCCAACGTTTAATGAGTCTCCATCAGTATACGCGTCCTATTGTGACGATGAAACCTGGGAGGTTGCAATCCTTAAAGGTACACCAGAAAATTGGGAACTTTGTTACGATACCAAAATAACAAATGATGTTATGGGGTACCAAACTAAGGAAGATATTAATCGTACATTAAAAAAACTTAGAAGAATTTATTGAAAAGTTTGGCCAATTAAAAAAAAACCACTATATTTGTTTCATATTTATTAATTTAATTTTTTGTTTATGTCTGATTTACGTAGAAAAGTTGAGGTTAAGTATGACGTTCTTAAACGTGGTGTTAAGAACAATACTTTGAGTATTAATGATATTGATCACATGTCATGTGAATTGATTACCTTCTTGGCTGTGTTGACTGATCGTGGTGTTACCCATATCGACGAGGATAATACCGTAGATCGATACAAGGAACGTGTTTGGAATATAGTTGAAAACGCTGGATTATTACCAGAACTTTAAAATATTAAGATGGTTTTTTAAATCATTTTAGTGGGTAGCTTACACCTAGGGTCGTAAGTCGTTGGGACACTGCGGTTAATGTGTCGGGTTAAAATCCTCAGTCCATACACTGAAAAAACTTAAAAGGTGGGAGAAATCCCACCTTTTTGTGTATTTATATGTATGAATTTAATTAATATTTTTAAAAAAATAATTTTAAACGAATCTATCAATAAAAAAAACAATGGTGTTGTTTTATTATCAAGAGTTGTTGGAAATAAGTTGATAAAATTGATATCGACATACCACCAAAGAACGGAAAGATTTGGAAATATGAGTTATGATGAAATTGTAGATTTATATAATGAATATTTGGAAACTAGAAAATCAAAATATGAACAACCACCAAGATTGGCGGTACCAGACAATATGATTGTTAAAACTTTTGACACAAAATTAGATAATATTTATTTAAGTTTTGAAGAACTAAAACCAGAAAACAACCAATTAATTTTTGTTAAAAAAAGAAAAGATAATGAAAATGGGGAACAATTTAATTTTATGGAATTTTTAATTACAAAGGATGGTAGTTTTTTTACGATAATAACATCCGCTTTTTCTAATGACGGTCAATTTATTAAAACACGAAAAGAAGAAAAAAAATCAAAAAGAGTTACTTTAGAACAAAAACAAAAAAGTACATACATCATTGTGAACATATGAGACCCTAGATCACCTCTACCAATATCGATACAGGTTTTTATTTATATTTGGTATTTATTAACTATAGTTTAAGTATTATGAAAGAAAAATTTTTACCTTGGTTTTTATTATTTTGTGCTCTTGGACTCTCCGGGACCGCAGCTTATTACAGTGTTATTGGGTTGTCCATAGTTTTCGTTGGAGTGGCAACACCAGTAATAATTATGGGGTCATTTTTGGAGATCTCCAAAATAGCCATAGCTACTTATTTACACGACAAGTGGAAACAAACATATGGTATTTTAAAAATATACTTAACCATAGCCTTGGTTACTTTATCACTAATAACATCATTAGGGATTTATGGGTTACTAAGTACTGGATTCCAGGGGAACATAACCAAACTTGAGATCAGTGAAAAACAAATAAAAAATGTTGAGGTTAAGAAGAAAAGATTTGAAGAAATAAAAAATGAATTAAATAAAGAGAAGACTATACTTGATGGTGACATCACAAAATTAAGAGACGGTTTATCAACAAACACCACCACACAATCAGTAGATAAAAAGACAGGACAAGTAATCACAAAAGCTAATAGTGCTAATCGTAAGTCATTTGAATCCCAATTAAAAGAAGCTCAAACAAGGAGAGACGAATTATCAAAAAAAGTGGACGGATATAATGATAGTATAACAAAACTTGATGTTGACATATTAAATATGGAATCCCAGGAATTATCCGGAAGTGAACTCGGAGTAATAAAGTACGCTAGTGAACTTATGGGATGGAACGTGAAGAAAACGGTGAACCTTTTTATTTTAATATTAATATTTGTTTTTGACCCATTAGCCATAACCCTTGTGATTGCCACAAACCAAGCGTTTAAAGGAAAAAGAAAAGATGAAGTTACCCCCCAAGTTACCCCCCAAGTTACCCCCCAAGTTGATCCAATAATAATTGAAAGAATTGTTGAGGTTCCTGTGGAAGTAATAAGAGAGGTTGAAAGAATTGTTGAGGTACCGGTAGATCGAATTGTGGAGAAAATTATTGAGGTTGAAAGAATTATAGAGATCCCAGTTGAGATGTCACCAAAAGAAGTAAAAAGTGAGGAGTTATTTGATGAAGAACGATTTTTTGAAGAAAAAGGAGAACCACAAATTAAAAGATTAACCTACACTAAAAGTGTATGATAGATATAATTGACATACACACTACGGATCTGGGTGAGGTAAATAACAAAAAAAATAAAATAATATTAACCCATACCGGAAGAAACTCAATTAACTATGTCCAATCTTTAAAGTATAGGAATAATAAAAAATATTCAAAAATACCAAACTTTATAATTACCAGAGATGGTAAAGTAATCCAAACACTAAGTCCGGAAAAATACCTTAAATTCTTTTCTTTGGAAAAGTTAAATAAAGAGTCCGTGGTTATTTCATTAGAAAATCTAGGTTGGTTAGAAAAAGTACCACTTAAAAACTCATACATTAATTGGATTGGTGATATTTATAATGGGGACATTTTTGAAAGAAAATGGAGAGATTATATTTTTTGGCAACCCTACACCACAGAACAAATGGAATCTTGTGTCCTACTGTGTAAAAAGTTGTCAGAAGAATTGTCAATAAAACTCGAATGTGTTGGACACAACACAAAAATAAATGGAGCTGAACGACACGAAGGTATTTTAACTAAAAGTAACTTTGAGTTATTTAACACAGATGTGAGTCCAGCTTTTAATTTTGAATGGTTTTTAAAAAAAATTGAAGATGAATAGACAGGATGAAATTAGGGACTTACTTAAAGCTTCTAGAAAGTTATTGACTAACCAATCATTAAATGAGGAGGTTACTCGTATTAAAACAACACATGGTATTATAACCGAAGATCTTGACGACATGGATAGAGTACCGACAAATTATGAGACCGCGGAAGTTTCTGACAAAGAAATGAATGACGATAAAAAAGATCAGTCAAAATCCGACAAAACCAGGGGATTTAAAATATCGGGGGGGATTATGGTACTACATTCAAAAGACAAATCCCAACTACAGTTGACAAGTGATGATAAGAAAGCTTTTCAGGACAGTATGAATGAATTTAGATCTGACGTTAGTGAATTGGTCGAATTTAATAAATTGAATGTTTATGACAATAATGTTGAGTGGTCCGGAAAAATAAACGAAATGGATATGGATTTCTTTTTCTCAATTGGTGAATCAACCGGAGTTTATATAAACTCTGAAATGTCAAAAGTTGATGAGGACTTTATTGAGACACTAAAAAAAATACAAACATTTTATGAAAAATTTAAGTCAAAATGGAGTAAAGTTTTGGCAGACAGAAAAAAATTATCAGAATTATGAAAGAGTTCTTAATTAAAAACTATAAAGAAATCTTACTAATTGTTTTTAGTTGTGTGATTGTTTTTATTTTAACAAAATTGTATAGTCAAACTACTGATAATAGTGAACTAATTAAATATAAATTAGAACAATTAGACAAAGACATTAATGAGGTTAACCAGAGACAAAAAGAGTTAGATAAGTTAATTTTAACTTACAAAAAGG